ATGTAATGAACACATTAAGCCCACGAAGATTCCGTGGCGGAATCAGACTTTAAACAAAAAAAGGACCAGTACAATGCGCTGTACCAGCCCCCGAACTGTCGGATTTCAAGCCGACGGAAAGACCCTTTGTTGGTCTCCAAAGAAATATAACAAACAATACGCACCATTTCAAATACCTTGTGGCAAATGTATCTCATGCCGGCTTGAAAATGCCCGGCAAACAGCTATTCGCTGCGTACACGAAGCTTCGATGTACGAAAAAAATTCATTCATAACTCTCACTTATAGTGAGGAAAACCTTAAATCAGAAAGGCTTCAATATGCGGACTTCCAAAAATTCCTTAAAACCTTGCGAAACCTCAACTTCCAAAAACTCCTCGACGAAAAATTTCCTACTTACACCCAGAAGGACCAACGAAAACTCTGGAATAACTTCAATAAAGATCAACGGAAAATACTATACGAGAAAATCCAAATCTCCGTATTCGGTGTAGGTGAATATGGCGATAAAAAGAAACGACCACACTGGCACGCTCTCATCTTTAACTGGAGGCCTGACGACCTCTACCATAAATATAATAATCATCGAGGTGATAAAGTTTATAATTCAAAAACTCTTGAGCAACTCTGGCCACATGGAATCTGCGAACTTGGCTCAGTCACTTTCGAATCTGCTGGCTACTGCGCCAGATATGCTTCTAAAAACTCCAACACGGAAGAGACGGCACTCATGACTACACGCCTATCAGTCGAAGGTCTACGAGACAGGCTATCGGAAAAAAATGGATAGAAAAATATTGGGAAGATTGCTTTAATCACGGATATCTCATGCTTAAAGACGGCACCAAAACATCTATACCTAGGTATTACGAAAAATGGTTCAAACAACATCACCCAGAAAAATGGGTTGCTTACGTTACCAAAATTAAACAAGATAACATCGACAAAGCAGTAAAAAAAGAAGAACTCATAACCTTGGAGGAAAAAAAAAGTAATTTAAAACGAAGTTCCTTAAAGGGACTTCAAAAAACCCGAAACTACATGCGAAACGAAATACTCGAAAAAAAATTCAACGAACAATTACAATCTAACTTAAAAATCTAGGAGATTAAATGGGACACGGACTAGGCGACAGACACAATCAACACTCATTCGCACAAACACCACAAGTAAACATGGCGCGAAGCCAATTCGATCGATCACACGGAGTAAAAGACACATGGTACGTCGATGAACTCACACCATTCTTCGTTGATGAAATCATTCCAGGTGATACGTGCAACCTTAATGTTAATTCTTTTATCCGTACTCCTCCACTCGTTCATCCTCTTATGGATAATCTTTACGTGGATTTCTTTTTCTTCTTCGTACCTAACCGGTTGCTCTGGACAAACTGGGAAAAATTCTGCGGAGCTCAAGACAACCCAGGAGACAGCATCGATTATACTATCCCTACTATTCCCGTAATTCTAGCAGCCGGTTTAGCCGGATCTATCTTTGATAAAATGGGAATACCATCCGGCATTGCCGCACCTGGTATCAATGTCAATGCACTTCCATTCAGAGCGTATCGGAAAATCTGGAACGAATGGTTTCGTGATCAAAATCTTCAAAATACAGTCTCATGCGATCTAGATAACGGCCCTGATACTATGGCCGAAAACGTGATTCGTTTCAGAAATAAACGTCCAGACTATTTTACAACCTGCTTACCCGCACCACAAAGAGGAACTGCGGTAGCATTCCCGACAGGAGTAAGCGCTCCAGTCCTAAGAACAGCATCGGCCGCGCAATGGACGGCATACAATGCTGGCACACAAACCTCACATACAACTGCAGAAGGTATCTCCACTGCTGGTAGCGGTGTAGTCAATGCAGCTAATACTTTCGGATTATCTTTAGACCCAGGAGCATCTGGCCTTTATGCCAATTTAGCGGGCGCTACGGCTATTACCATTAACCAAGTCCGAGAAGCCTTCCAGGTACAATCAATTCTCGAGCTCGACGCTCGCGGAGGAACACGTTATGTCGAAATACTCCAATCTCACTACAATGTTACTAGCCCCGACTTCAGGCTCCAAAGGTCTGAGTATCTCGGAGGCGGATCTACTAGAATCAATTCTCACCCTGTGGCGCAAACGAGCCCAACAAGCGGAGCCAATGCTATGGGAAACCTCGGAGCATTTGCAACAGCAAGTACTTCAGGAGGTCAAATCGGCTTTACAAAATCATTTGTAGAACATGGCTACGTAATTGGTATCGCTTGTGCACGAGGTGAAATTACCTATCAACAAGGTATCGACCGTATGTGGCTTAAATCCACCCGTTACGACATCTTCTGGCCCAAACTTCAACAACTAGGAGAACAAAGTGTCACTAAAAAGGAAATTTATGTCACAGGGACAACAGCTCTCGACAACGTTGTCTTCGGTTATCAAGAGCGTTATGCCGAGTATCGTTATAAGCCTAGTAAAATACGTGGCGAATTTAATTCGACCTTCGCAACCCCGCTAGATTCCTGGCACTTAGCAGAAAAATTCGCTTCAACTCCAACCCTAGGCGATGTTTTCATCACTTCTACAACACCTATGGGACGAGCACTTTCCATAGATACGGGTCCAGACCTCCTGGTTGACCTCTGGTTGAGCTACAAACACGCTAGACCAATGATGACCTATTCCATACCTATCGCATTAGGACGCTTCTAATGTGGCCCATGATAGCGGCAGCCGGCGCCCAATTGGCCGGCACCCTTATCGGGGCTCAGGGTCAACGTGACACCAATGCGTCAAACGAAGGAATAGCTCAACGTTCAACGGAAGCGAATATGGCCGAATCTGCAACTAATCGCCAATTTCAGGCAAGTCAGACAACAGCCCAAAATAATTTCCAAGAACGAATGTCTAACACAGCACACCAAAGAGAAGCGGCCGACCTGAAAGCAGCTGGGATAAATCCCATTCTTGCAGCCCAAGGCGGCGCTTCTTCTCCCTCGGGATCATCGGCCTCTGGCTCGCAAGGCTCAGCCGTATCAGCAACTATGCAAAATCCTTATGGAAACTTCGGCGGACTGGTTACAGGAGCATTCGACGCTATGGAGAAATTCAATGGTATCGGAAAACAAACCGAAGAAATAGGCCTTCTAAGAGCTCAAAAAGGCCTAGCACAAGCGCAAGCAAAAAACGCAGGTGTAGACACCGAGGTAAAAAGGAAAGGAATTCCCGAAGCGGAACTTAAAAACGACGCTTACGATCTTATTCGCCCAGTAATAAAGAAAACAAAAGAATGGATGCAAGACGGAGCTTCAAAAACACAAGATGAATTCAATAAATACAAAAAAAATAAATACGGGGATCAATTTAATCCCCGACAACCAAACATAAGGATGTACTAAAATGCACAACGAACTACGAGGAATTCAAAGAAGACGCGAAGTAATAAAGGGAACGGATAATTTCGATCCCTCATTAACCCAACAGCAATTCGCAGACGAAACAGACATTAATCAAATCATGAAACGGTATCATGAAACGGGAATGGTAGAACACCTTGCCCGTAACCCTGGTAAATATGTAGATCTCGCGGATCTTACAGATTACCAAGGATCTCTACAGAAAGTCATAGATGCTGAATCTGCATTCATGACGCTTCCATCTGAAACCCGCTTTCGGTTTCAAAATAATCCGCAAGAATTAATCAACTTCCTCTCAAAAAAGGAGAATCTCGAGGAAGCAATCAAATTAAAACTCATAGATCCATCAAAAAAATAGAAACACCAGTACCACCTGTATCTTAAAAAAACTGGCCGGGAGTAATCCCGGCAGTAACCCCCGGTAGGTTCAAACCCTACTCCACCACCACACTAAAAAACACTATATCCACCACACTAAAAAAACACTATATCCACCACACTAAAAAAACACTATATCCACCACAACACTATAACAGCGAGCTACAGCACAGCTAAGCGGCTGCACCCGCACCCGCTCTAAACGGGGAATCTCCCCGAAAAATCAGCTCTCAAGCTGGAGGATAAGGGTATTAGGGAAAAGGCCTGCGGCCTTGATCCCTAACAAAACAAAATAAAAACAACACAAACCCTTTACAAAAACAAAAGCCTACTCATAGTAGGAAACGACACATGCAATCGCGCATGTCTCTAACAAAGGAAACAAAATGCAAACTAAGCTCTACACAATCAGGGATTCAAAAGGTGAGTTCTACGGACCTCCCTTTACACAAAAAACACACGGTGAAGCTGAACGCAGCTTTCACACCCTCACAAATGATCCAAAATCGAATGTCAATCAATATCCAGAAGACTTCGATCTCTACTACCTCGGAGAATACGACGATATTTCCGGAAAAATAAAACCAAACGACACCCCGCAACATATAGTTAAGGCGGTAAGCGTTAAAACAGCCCAAATTTAGTAAAAAAGTTGGCGGGCATAATACACTCCCTTGTTGTAATTATGCCCACTGACTGTTAACCTTTAAAAACAGTCAGAAAGGAAGTCCCATGAAACGTAAAGCTCTCTCTAAACAAGTATCTAAAAAGGTCTTCAAAAAGAATACAGGCGTCCATGTAATGAACACATTAAGCCCACGAAGATTCCGTGGCGGAATCAGACTTTAAACAAAAAAAGGACCAGTACAATGCGCTGTACCAGCCCCCGAACTGTCGGATTTCAAGCCGACGGAAAGACCCTTTGTTGGTCTCCAAAGAAATATAACAAACAATACGCACCATTTCAAATACCTTGTGGCAAATGTATCTCATGCCGGCTTGAAAATGCCCGGCAAACAGCTATTCGCTGCGTACACGAAGCTTCGATGTACGAAAAAAATTCATTCATAACTCTCACTTATAGTGAGGAAAACCTTAAATCAGAAAGGCTTCAATATGCGGACTTCCAAAAATTCCTTAAAACCTTGCGAAACCTCAACTTCCAAAAACTCCTCGACGAAAAATTTCCTACTTACACCCAGAAGGACCAACGAAAACTCTGGAATAACTTCAATAAAGATCAACGGAAAATACTATACGAGAAAATCCAAATCTCCGTATTCGGTGTAGGTGAATATGGCGATAAAAAGAA